TGAGGCACTTAAAGAAGCCGTTGAAAAGGCTGGCGAATCTCTAGTTAGAATCAGGGAACTAGAGGCAAAGGTAAAAACTCATTTCACGGAGAAACCACTGGCTGCAATTCCAGAACCAACACCTGCGGAGGTTGCGGTATCACCAACTGGCGAGAAGATGCTGACTCCTGCTCAGAGTGCTAGGACTCTTGACCTCTTTGGTAAATATATAGAGAGTGGTTCTGTCATTGATGCTTGGGAACTGACAAGAGAATTACGCAGAGAAACTCGGGCTGGGAGAGCTGAAAACCTTAAAGCCAGAGCGCAGGAACTCATCGTCTCTGAAGGTATTAACGCTGAAGATGCAATGAATCAGGCAATAAGAGAGACGATGGCCGGTGAATTGCCCGTTGCAACAACGGATTACCTGAGTGACCTGACAAATCAGATGCGGGTGGCCTTATTCGATAAAGTCTATCAAACTCTCAAGGATGAACCTTTTGAGATGATGTCTACTGCTGAAGCTTTGACTAACGCACTGCTCGGCAAGCCGATACCGCGAGAACCAGGAGTTAAAGGTGGATCTGCTTTCACTAGGTTGCAGCGCGTCTTCGGTAAACAGCCACAAGTTATGAAAGCCCTTGATAAGATAACTTCAGAAGGCAAGACACTTGAAGATGTTGTCGAGGGCATATTCCATGAGATAGGTAGAGAACCGATACCAGTTGACCCAAATATGGCTGAATATTTGCGTGGTTTATCAAGCGATATTCTTTATGAACCTACAGCATTTAGAGAACCGATACCACCTACCCACTACGATGCACCGATTGATGAGGCTTTCAAAGAATTACCACTATGGCCTACTCCTGTTAGAGATAGTGTGGTTCGAGTACTCAAGGAACTGGGGATGTTGCCGATAGATATAGGTAACTTCCTTAGAGCAAATAAGGCATCCTTTGACTTCTCATTCTGGAGACAGCAAGCTCCTCTAATTGTCAGTCATCCAATAGCATTTGCTAAAGCTAATGTAAGAGCATGGAACGCAGCATGGAGTCAAAGGGCGGCTGATAGTTCGTGGAATAGTATTATCGGGGACCCACTGTACCAGATATATGAGTTTGCTGCTGCTGAGGGTGGTGATTTCCTTCGACCTGCCGTATTATCTAAAGGAATGGCGCAATATACTGGTACTGAGGAATTTGGTTATACAAAGGGTACCGGCAGACTTTTACCATTGATTACATCCAAGTTGCCCTGGGTTAAGATTTCGGCTAGAGCCTTTGAAACTGGAACTAATGAGCATAACTGGATGATATTCAAAAACTACTATAAGGCTATGCTCAAACTTAATGAGCAATATGCTTCAGGGCAAAAGAAACTCAAGGTAGGGGAGTCATTCAATATACAGAAGGAGATGATTGACTTCTCGAAGAGCCTCGCTAACTTTACGGCTAGGGGTTCACTTGGTAAATTTGCTATGACTGCGCCAGAGTTAAGCGCTTTGTTTTTTGCACCACGAGCTTCAATAGGTAGAATACTATCTGTTAAGGATTTGGTAAACGCTAATCCAAGGGTAAGAAAAGAAGCTTGGAAAAACGCTTCATTATTTGTAAGCACTGTTGGCGGAATTATCTTAATGGGTGCTGCGGCTGGATGGTGGGATGTAGATGATAAGAACCCAAATAGTGCAGAGTATATGTCAATCCGTCTTGGGAATACTAGAGTAGACCCCTGGGGTGGTTACAGACCGTTCCTTACCTTCTTTTCAAGAGCTATTACAGGTACAGGTATATCAAGTGTAACTGGTGCCGAATATAAAACGGACCCGCTGGATTTAGTGCAGAATCTACTCAGGGGTAAGGCATCACCGTTCATGTCTACTGTGCTGGAATTTGTTAGTGGAAAAAACTTTATTGGGGAAAAAGTTGAGTGGGATAATCCTAGACAGTGGATTGAAAGGGTAGCACCCTTCTCTATATGGGATATTCACGAAGCATATATTGATGACCCAACTACTGCTTTTCAAGTTGCTCTTCCGGCTATAGTTGGCGCTGGTGTCCAGACTTATACTGGAGACTGGAAAGAAAATGTTAATAAATTGGGATTATCTAAATATGAAGATAACCAGCCCAGATATGATATTGAGGACTTGTGGGCAGATACAGCAAGCCAATTTAAGGGAGTAGACCCTGAAACTCTTACAGAAAAGAAGGGGTATGACCCCAAAGTAAAGACTATGGTTGAGGCTAAAAGGATACTCGACCAAGCAAATGAAATACCAAACCAGAAGTTAATCTCTATCAACGCTGACCCTGCAAAGGATGATACATTTGTCCAGTACCGGGAACAATGGAATGACAGAGAGAATCTTGTTGATGCTGGTGATGACGCAGTATGGACAAGTTCTGAATTGCAAACGGATGGCACTTACAAAATCATAGAATATAAGGGAGATGATGCTGTAAAGGCTTATGATAAAAAGTTTCTACAGGCAGAACAAGGCAATATGAGCCAGACTGATTATGTGTCTCTGATAGAATACTACTCATTACCTGTAGAGGAACGGAAACAATATCTCATTGATAATCCTGACATAAATACCAATCAAAGGCAAGATTGGTACAGGAACCACCCAAAAGAAAATGCCCTGGTTGCCATGCATGGTAAGGCTGACTTCCTTACGATGGAAGCATATACGGAGGGGATTAGATTACTAAAAGAACTGGACTATCCTAAATCTTCATGGCCTGATAATATGCCGCCAGAGAATCTAGCGCAAACCCATTTTGACTATGAGAAGATGGTAGGTGAGGGAACTCACGGTAGTGTTGAAGCAAGATTGCTATTGCTCAAAGACCATCTGGCTGCGGAAGAGGCGGAAGTTGAATCTTATGCCACTTGGCACAAGCTCAAGATTTCCGATGAGTCGGTGGAATATCTACAAATGAGAGTGGATAACTCTGAACTCTTTGGTAAACTTGACGAGATTAGGGAAAATGAAAAGCTGGACGACATCATAAAAGACGAGAACGGATTAACGGCAAAGGATAGGGCTTATGTCGAAGTAAGGGCAACAAAGGTAGGCGATGAGACTTTTCACGATATAGAACGCCGTGTGGATGCTATGGGCAAAGGGACAAGGGTAGTTCCAGTTGACCCTGAAATAGTTAATGCCTATGTCGAGCACATGCAGATAGTGGATGAGACGAGTGGTTTAAGCGCCGAGGCTAGACTTAACAGATACGATAATCCAGCTCTCGATGAGTACCTGATGAATGAGGATTATCATGGCAAGCAAAAAGCCGAGCCATTGGATGCAGACAGGGAATATCTTGATAACTACCTGGTTCCGAGATGGAGGATAGATGTTAAATATCGCACTGAAGATGTGGAATATGACGCTATCGACCCAGATGCCAAGAATCCTAAGACTGGTATAAATCTTCGTACTGAATGGTTACAGCAACCTAATAATGAACAGTATCGCCAAGACAGACTCAGGAGAGATGCGCTAGAACTTAGCAACTCTAAGACTGATTATAGACTCCCATCAACTATGGTTGAGGACTATGTTACCTATTCTGAGTATGGGGTTAAAGGAAAAAGACAGGAGAGGATGTTACTTGAAGGCTATGACCCTGTTGCTAAAGCATATTCTCCATTTGCCCAAGCATTATATGATACTGGAAAACTTGCTGACTTACCTTTGCCAAAAGATGTGCCTGCTGTCCAGTTTGATGACATCTATGACCAATTCCCTGAGCAGTTTGATAGAATAGATGGTGCTGACAAACCAGAGGATTTCTACTTTGTTGAGAATCCAATCGTCACTGACCCAGTAACAGGAGAGGCAGTTGCTTACACAGACCCGATAACTGGTAGAACTCCAAGAGAGCAGGCTACCTATGAATTACGTTTTAGTCCAGATGGCAAACTCACAGAGTTTGGTACTGCTGAGATAAAAAGAAAGGGGTATCGCTTCTTTGTCCCAGAGAAATACATTGACAGGTTTGTTGAATTTGATTCTCTAAACGCTGAAAAAAGGCAAGTGGATTATCCTGATGACATGACTTGGTATGGGGATGAGTGGTATTTATTCGACCACCCACTGTTCTACAAAGATATCTATGTTGGCCTCCTTGAGTTGGAAGATGTGAACTTTGACAATGTACCTAATTCCAAGTGGCGTGGGTTATGGGAAGACAACATTGAATTAGACTTCCAATATATGGGAGCCTCTGATAATAAGTCGGAGTTCTACAAAGCTGACGAAGATGACAGGACAAAGTACAGGGAGCAATTACTGACTACTAATCCTAAATACAGGCAGGACAAACACAAGAGAGATGGTCTACTTTTGAAGTTGCCAGATAACACGCTGGATGATTATGTAGGTTACTACGAGATACCTTTTACCGACAAAGCCAAATCTATTGACCCATTCTTTAAGGATAATCCTAATGAAACCTACTATGAAGATGATTGGTACTTAATCGAGCATCCTGAATTCTATAAGAATATGCTGGCTCTGCGTGACTCTGCCGGAGAACCTGTATGGAATCAAAAGTCTAAGGATAAACAACTCGCCAAAGTTCCAACAAGGAAAGTTCACGCTCTCTATAAAGAATATCTTGACCTGATAAAAGGTAAACCGAGGGAAGATTTGAGATTTGACCACCGTGACCTTGATGCTTGGTTGCTACTCACTGGCAAGGTAACTGTGCCAATCTCTGAGAAGATACGCGGGGGTTCATTAACTCCACAGGAGAGATTGGCAGAAGATGTAAAGAAAATGGAAGAGAGGCTAAAGAGATAAAGGGAAGCTCCTAACCCTTGAATACCTTATCATTCGTGTAAAGGACGATTCCGCCAGTGGAAAAGGGGGAACGGAGATGTGTCGAATGCCCTGACAGGTTTATACCCACCTTTACCTCCCTCTTTTTTATGCCAAGTTGTTTGTTGGCGACTACCGCAGGAACAGGCAAGGTCGCTATACACAGTCCTGCCCCCAACTTTTTCACGCTTTTGCCATGTGAAACAACGGTCATGTCCAAATAAAGAATGGTATAATCTTTTTATTTCTTTCTTCATATCTCCTCCTCATAGTAAACGAATTTAACTCCTTCTAACACTTCTTTATAGTGAACGGAACGCTGTCATACTTCGTAAAAACCTTGAGCATTCTTCCTCCTATTTATGTTTTCTTGGTCTATCCCAGTAGGGGGATTTAAGTTTTAGTAAATAATCGGCCACAATTTACACATCTATATCGTTGTACCTTAAGCCGATTATGCCAAGTAAAACCAGCCTTTGTTACTTTTTTAGATTTGCATTCAGGACAAGGCATATATCTTACCTCCGCAAGTAATTTGTTTGGGGATTGGTAAACGTAACTGACCAGCTATTTTGCCATTATTTCTTAAAATATTACAACTGTGGTGAGCAAGACGCAAATTCCAATATTCATTACTAGAATGTATATGAATATTACAAACTGGGATTATGTGGTCAAGTGTAGCCTTTTTGTAAGATATGGGTTTATGGCAGATATGACATTTACCATTGTCCAAAGTAAAAACAAAGGCTTTTACTAACAAATAGAATTGCCGATTGCCACTCAATGCACTCAACGGAGCATGGTTCATACCTACATACTAACATACATACTCGTATTTGTCAATACCTAATTATAAAGAATTCACCGAACCTTGCGGAATCTTAACGTGAGGTTATTTTATATCAAGGGAGGAATTTTCAAAATGCCGGACGAAACTAAGGGAAGCAAGGACAACCTAACGGCTGAGCCTGGTGGGTCTTCTAGCGGAACGAAGGGAACTTCAAAAGACAAGGGTAAACTCTACACCGAAGAAGCGCTTGCCAAAATCAGAAGCGATGCTGCTGCCGAGGCCGGAAGGCAACGGAAAGCGGCAGAACTGGAAAGGGATGCTCTCAAAGACAGACTTGAGGCTACAAATAGTAGACTCGACAACCTTGAGAGAGAACAGAATGAGTCCCGGTATGCTGAGGCAAGGGCTGGAGGTTCCGAGACACTAAGCGCCTATCAACGGGAACAGGCTACTATCAAGCAGGAGAAGGAACTTCAGGACAAAATCAGAGACCTGGCTAGACGTGAAGAGCAAGTTAAGGCTGACCGCGAAGCGGTTGACAAGGACAGACACGTAGTATCAGTCGCCTTCCTTGCGGCCAAACATGGTCTGGAACCTGATGCACTGGAGTCACTAGGTATCAGCGACCCCGAAGTTCTCGAAAGAGTAGCTGAAAGGCTTGCTGGCGCTAAACCTGCAAAGGAACCTGGTTCCGAATTAGAAAGCGAAGAAATCCCAAGTGGGGAAGCACCGGAACTATTCTCCGACTCAGGCGAAGGAACTGGTGGTGGAGTTGGAACCCTTACCGCAGAGAACGTAGAGGGAAGCTCTATTGCTGCTGTGGAAAAGGCACTTGAAAAAGCCTCCTCTTAAGTAAGGAGGTAGGTCTAATATGGCTAATACATTTATAACACCAACTGTTGTAGCAAAGCTGGCATTACCCACACTTCTAAACAATCTGATGTTTGCCGGTTTAGTATACAGGGACTACGCAAAAGAATTCCGTAAAGTGGGGAATACCGTAAGGATACGTAAACCAGCACTTCTCACCGCTATTGAGTTTGATGGCGACCTGACTGGTGAATACCAGAACATCACTGAGAGTTACATAGATATTCTGCTAGACAAAATTCTGGTTGTCCCGGTGGAAGTCCTGGCAACAGACCTCACCCTCGATATCGTCAGTTTCAATACCCAAATAGTTGAACCTGCTATGCAGGCTCTTGCGCAGAAGATTGATGTTGAATTGGCAAAGCTCTACAAAGATGTTCCCTACTATTCAGACACCACAGGCGCAACCGCCGTGTCCGATATCTTGGATGCCCGAAAAGTTCATGTTGACAACAAGGCACCATTCGGAGTCAGTCGCTATGCGGTTATGTCTCCATTAACTACTGCCGCTTTGCTGGCGCTGGAAGCCTTCAGAGGACTGGATAAGACTGGTAGCACCAAGGCTCTACGTGACGCTTCACTAGGGCGCATATTCAGCTACGAGTTCTTTGAGAACCAGAATATCCAGAACCATGTTACTGATGCCAGTATTACTGCCGATGCAGCTGGGACTGCGGCTATCTCTCTCGCTGGCGTTACGAGCATGGTGGTAAGCGCACTCGGCGCTGCTGGAACAATCTACGATGGTACTATTTTTGAAATCGCTGGTGATTCTCAGAAGTACGTGGTAACGGCTGACTCTGTTATCGGTGGAGCTGCTGCGACCATAAGTTTCTGGCCTGCCCTGAAGGTTGCTACGCCACTCGGCACTGAGGTAGTTACTTTCAAGACAACGCTCACCACCAGCAAGGAAAACCTGATGTTCCACAAGAACGCCTTTGCCCTGGTAACTGCTCCTATAGCCGCACCGATTGGCGGAGCTAAGGGTGCAACCATGAACTATAAGGGGCTGACTGTTAATGTAGTCTACGACTATGTGGGTTCGCAGTTTAAGAACGTTATCACCTTCTCGATACTCTGCGGCTTCAAGACACTCACTCCCGAACTGGCCGTCAGACTATACGATGCAGCCTAAGAAAATCTAAGAAAGGAGGACACATAAAATGGATACAGCTTTACATTTACTAAAAAAATTCCAATCCCGTATCACGACTGCGCTAACGGCAACCGCTACTTCCATTGTGCTTGAAAGCGTTACCAGTATTCCTACCGCCCCCTTCATGGCTATTCTTGAGGACACCACGGATAAGGCGGAGTGCGTTTGGGTTACGACCGTCACCACAGTTACCAAGACGCTCACTGTAACGAGGGCGCAGAGAGGCACTACAGGAGTAGCTCATGCCGTAGGCACACTACTTTTTCACAGTGAGGTTGCGTTAGCTGACCTGGGCTTTTTCGAGGTCTGGGAGGTAGCTGGCGCTACCGGAAGGCCATTAGAGTCACAACTGATAACCGATGTGTTACTGGGTGGCTATGCCAATGGGCTTAAAGGCTACGTAGACTGCAACGATTCTGGTGGAAGCACAGGTCTTCTGTCAGGTGTCAATGGCGAGATACGCTTGCCCAATGCGGCTGCCAGGGGAGCCTACTATGGCTTAGAGAGCGAGGTAGTTTTCCAAACCAGTTCAACCATCACCCCCTGGGGTTCTGACGCTGGCTTCCTGTATTGCGGTGCTAGTGGAGCTGGTATCGCCGACTTTGACACCGATGGTAAGTTCATGTTAATAACTGGCCTTACTCCGGCTATCGGCAAACTACTCTCGGCAGACATGCACACCCTGAAGTGCTCGATGGTTGTCTCTGGTGTGCATTATGCCAAGTACCTGGTTCAGAGCATCGCGGAGAACTATATCAGCCACGACTTCTCAGTGATAGCAGCTAACGACAGGATATTCAAACTCAGTGGTGATTGGGCAACTCCAGGAACAGTAGATGGTGATGGCATCGTCAATATCTCCGCCAACATTACTGGGGCATCTACACGTGCAGACTTGTCATCCATGTGGCTTAATCTTGGCGCTGCTGCTACGATTGCAGGTTATTTAGACCTGCGCAATGATGGCATCTGGGATGCTGGTGCGACACTAACCAGTGCTTATATTTCCATGCAGAAATACACATCCTTACTGGCAAGTAATCCTGCATGGTTGTCTATCTGGGAACTCAACTACGCATCAGATGCCTTCAATGTGATTGATGCCATGTTCAACGTCAACGATGCTGCTAGAGCACTTGGATATCAGGCAGCTACCCCAACGGCTGCTGCTATTGGTAGCGTACCATTCTTCTCTGTTGGCGGTGGTGCAGTCAAGTGGATACGCATCTACGCTGACGCAACTACCTAAACTTCAAGCCTTCGGGGGCTGGGCTTTAACTAGCCCCCACTATAAATAAACGGAGGGAATGATGAAACTAACAAGCGGAGAAATCTTTAGTGCAAAGGAACCACTTCAGAAACTGCTGGCGGAAAAGCCACCATTTGCAGTCAGCTATGGGCTGGCAGTTCTGGCATCTAAACTTGACCCTCAAGTAAGAATTATCGAGCAGGTTCGCCAGGGATTGTTTGAAACCTATGGTGCACCCGACCCCGAAAATCCACGACAGCTACGACCGCCACAACCTATGATAGAGGACGACAACAAAAAGATGGTTGAGAATCCTCAAGCCGTAAAGTTCATTTCAGAATATAATGAACTGATGTCAAAGGAAATTGAAATCGTGCTTGATGTGGTTGAAATACCCTCTACCATAGAGTTGAATATTGAGCCAACTGTCTTGCTGGCTTTAATGAAGTTCATCAAGATGGTAAAGAAATAGCCTGCCCACTCGGCAGGCATCATTCCTAAAGGTGGGTTGGGGGGTAACTCCCCCGCCCACTGGAAAAGAAGGAGGACTAAATTATGCTTTGTGCAGTATGTAATAAAAATGAAACAGCACGTCTGATGGATGGAGGCTGGGGAGAGAAGAAACCTGTATGCACCGATTGTTTAACATCGGGCAGGTGGCGAGAACTCTTACCTGAACCCACTACCAGAGCCACTGAGACGGGTGTAACACCCTCTACACCAGACCTTGTGTGCAATGTATGTGGTAGAGAGTGTAAATCGCTTCTCGGATTGAAAAGTCATCAAAGAACGCATAAATAAGGGGTAAGACATTGGGAGAAGAGGTAAGGTCTACCATAGAGCCGTGGGCGGCTTGGAGAAAACTAACAGGCACTACCACTAATGCCTATGTTGATGCTATGGACTGGATTACTCAAGCCATGTCAAGGAAGAGCATCTTACTGAAGAATACCCATGCCTTAAACGGCCTGCACTATAAACTCCTAACACAGATGTCTCTTGCTGTATCTAAGGACACTCAAGACCCTGTGCAGGATGAGAAGGTAGCAGAGACAGTATTGGCAGCAGGTGAGGTGGCTGAGTTTCTCTATAACAGGTCTTATGCTCGGATGATACTTCAGGTAAAGGCTGAAGTTGCGGATAGCCAGGCGACTTACCGAATCGACCGTTTAGGTGAGGGTATTTAGATGGCAGTCAGAACTCATTATGATATAGATTGGGATGCTGCTATTTTAGCGGTTATCGTTATTCTGCAAGCTGCTGTTGATGCCATGCAGTTAGATGTTGACCAGTTATTGCTTGATGTCGCAGACTTGGATGCTGACGTGGTGCTGGTTCAGGCAGACGTTACTGATATTCTGGCAGTCACTAATGCTTTACCGACTCTATCAGAAACAGGCGGGACGGTAACAACGGATGGTACTGAGCAGAACGTCTATATCAATTCCACCCCTCTCGGAGAGTACCGACCGATATGCGTCATGATAAACTGTACGGCACAAACAGCCACGGAAACTATCGTCGTGCGTGAGTATTATGACAACGCCCCGGGAGGCGCCGGTCTTCTACTGGTTGACGAGGTTGAATATATCGGGGTGATATCTCCACCCATGATTAAGGTGGAACTAAGTCCTAACAGGTACGGAGTTTCAGTTACCATTGAAAAAACTGGAGGCACGAACCGGGCTTATCCCTGGGACGCGCATTATGAGATATAATGCCAGCTACACATTATGACAGTTTAGCACTCAATGAGGACATTCAACTCGACCTCTCAATGCTGGAGGCCAATGGATTATTTGTCCATGACGAGTCCAAGAATCACAGCATGGCGACGATGCACTCGTCTGTTGGAGTTCCGTTATGGCAACAACTGGCAGTGGGTAATTTTGGTTTGAGTATCAATGCTATATATCCGACTCTCAACACTAACCAGTTTCTTGATATACCGGCTGCGGATTGCACTAACCTGAACTTCACCACCACCGATTACAGTTTAGCAATGTGGTTCAATTGGACTGATACAGGATTATCTCAAATTATGATGGGCAAGTATGTGGTGGATTCAAGAGGGTGGGAAGTCTACGTAACTAAAATCGGGGCTGCTGAATCTATAACTGTAAGACATCACCATGGAGGGACTAGGACAGCCACTTATTCTTTGGGGTGGACTCCAGGCGAGTGGCATTTATTCAGTTATTCAAGGATTGGGGCTAACGCTTATCATTATCGGGATGGAGTGCCGATTGCAACAATAGGTGGGCCGTTGCAAGACCCTGCTTCCAGCCTTGTTGATGATTTTAGAATCGGATGCAGATATACAGAAGATATGAACTGGTTTAAGGCTAAATTCCACCGTCCTAGAGCATGGTCAAGGGCTTTAACAGCAGACGAACATAGATTACTTTACAGATTGGGGTATCCGTAATGATAGACTTGATTGGGAAATTAAAAAGGGTGCAGATTTCAGTAGATGCCGCAGCAGTTTTGGCTGCTCTAGTATTGGGGGAGTTACATTCGAAGCAGGATATTTATCCTAGCTTGGCTCTGCCAATAACCCTGCCTGCAAATGGTACTGCGTGGACATATGGAACTCTGACGGAGATAATACCAATCAATACTATCGCATATGCTTATAATGTTAAGCATATCAGTATTAGCGGCATGAGTGCCAATGCTTCTTATACTATTCGGTTTACCTACGGAGCAGATGATACCGAATGGGCTTTTGCCAGTATGACAAGAGGTGGTGTGCAAAACTCATCCATTGTTGTTCCGATACAGGGGATAACGATACCAGCTAATAGTGTTTTCAAGGGTGAGGTGGCAGACAGTATTGGTACAAGTACGTTAAACATTAAGGTTTACCATCATCCGAGTGTATTATAAGGAGGTGTCAAGTGCCCTATGCAATCGAGGAGAGAAATGGGAAATTCGTGGTCTTAAATACTTCAACCAAAGATGTCAAAGGAACTCACGATAGTAGGATAAAGGCTCAGAGGCAACTGAATCTACTGAGGGCAATAAAGGAGACAGGCTGGGAGCCGACTGGCAAGAAAGCCAGAGAGTGAGGTGAATTATGGCAGGAGAACTAACCGAAGTAAGAACTATTATCAGGCAATTCCTCAATGATGAGTTTGTCGAAGGCTCTGAGCAGGACTTCACAGATGATGAACTTGACCTGTATATCGATGATGTTCGGACTGAAATATCAGAACGGATACCTTATGAAGTCAAGGAGGAACTGACCACAGCAGCCTCAAGGGATTTGGATATTAGCACTATTGAGGACTTGATTGAAGTGGACAGGGTTGAGTTTCCAATAGATAATGACCCCCGTGATTTCAGGAATATATCTGTATTCGGCACTACCTTGACGATTGACATTGATACCAAGCCTACTGCTGACGAGGACATCTACCTGTTTTGCCATAAGGTGCATCAACTAACTGAGGTAGTAAATACCCTGTCTCCTCAACTTCAACGCCTTCTGGTAGCAGGGGTTGTGGCTAAGGCTTCACTAGGCTGGGTAAACAAGATTAAAGACCAGGTAAGGGAAGCCCTTATTAGAGTCCAAGACATCAATATCGCCGTTAGTGCCATGTCGGGTAGGGTAGGACAGGCAATAGAAGACCTAAGTAGTGGGCGAGACTTGGGATTCAATAAGATATACGTTGGTGGTAATCCTTTAGGAGACTACATCAACCAGGCAGGGGGAGAAATTAGGAACGCCAACAGTGGCTACTTGGCTCAGTCTCAAGGGTTTACCAGAGAGTTGACGAGCAGGTTGTCAATCTCCGGTGTCATTAACTCTTATCAAACCTGGGGGAACAATAAACTCGTTCTATACCAGAGAGACCTTAAACGAATGACGAAGCCCAGGACCTATCGGACTTATCCAACGGATTAGTAAAAGGAGGGAAATATGGCCAACGAACTTTCATTGATAGTTAACCTTGATTTCAGTAAAGGTGGTGCTACGGTTTCCAGGCAGTATACCAAAAAGGTTACTGTCGCTGGGGATGCTTATACTAGCGGTATCCAAGCAATAGGTTTTGCTGCTGAGGAAGAGATAGCGCAAGGGCTAGAGTTGGCAACTCCAGGATATATGCTTATCAAAAACCTCGATACTACAAACTATGTGCGAATTGGGTCTACAACCGGGGTTTATGATATTAGAATAAATGCCGGGGAGTTTGCTCTTTATCGTCATAACAGTGCCACAGTCTATGCCATAGCAGACACAGGAATCTGCAATGTTGAGTACACACTGCTAGAGGCTTAAATATGAGGACACTTCCAGGAACATTACAAACTGCGATGGAGGCTGCTGTCATTGACCCTTTAATACGCATTACCTTCTCCGACCCCCTTGCTATAGCGGCTAATGTTGTCGTTGAGCATGACCGAATCTTGAGCATACCATCACATGAAGAGACATCGGATAGCCAGACTGTCGAGGTAATTTGCCATAATTCAGATGGTTACTTTACTGCCCTTAACCTGGAGGGTTGGGATGCAGTTTTTGAGTGGGGGCTTGTTACGTCAATCGGGAATGAGTATTCTGCTGTAGCGCCACTGAAGGTATTATCTCAAAATATGTCTTCCTTGCCGGGTGTTTTGCAATGTCGGTTTTCCCTGATTGGAATACCGAATCGACTTGCAGAGGATAAGGCGAGTAAAGATTACTTCCACCACTGGTCGGACACCAAGACAGTCAAGTCCATGCTTACCGAGATAGCCGATGGGGAACCAGTCGCGGTAGAACTAACGGAAAAGCAAGAGGACTATAATGCCGTTGCAGGCATAAGCTACATTAACCTTGATAATACGCTAGACGCCGCAGGGCAAAGACTTTCTATTTCCAGGACAGTTACCAAGTTGTCCTTCATGTTAAAGAAATCAGGTGCCCCAGCAGGTGATATAACCTTTGTCGTGAGGCAGGTTGAGGCTCCACAGGCTATTCTACTTACAAAGGTTTGGGGTAACGCCAACACTCTCGATGGTGTAGGCACTTGGAGGGAAGCAACCTTTGACGCATCAGCAGCAATAGACGAGGAGATGACTTGGGATGGTGTGGCCAAAGAATGGATTGGTGGTGTCTGGATTTACTGCGAATATACTGATGGTGATGCAGGCAACTATGTGCAAGTCGCCTATAGTTCGGTTGCCGTAAAACCTGATGAGTGGCTTGTGAAGGTTAATGGTGGGGTAGTGGAATATACTGACCTTGACTGTTTGTACCGCTACAAATACACCGGTGCTGGAATCGACTGCTGGGCGAGGGGTACTGGGCCTGAGACTTATTGCGAAGCCTACGAAGTTGTCTATGACCCACATGGGACGCACACTGCCGGAATCCATGCAACTATACTGACTGACTCTGCTGCTGCCTTTAAGACTGATGCGTTAATCGGGCAGATAATTTACAATGTTACCGATGGAAGTTCTGGTACTGTCACGGATAATGACGCCACGACTGCCACCGTAGTTGCTCTGGCCGGTGGCGGAGATAACCAGTGGGACACCGGTGATGCTTATACTATTGAAGACCCTCTCCTTGATGTTTACCTGCCAAAGGATGCTTTCAGGATTTACGAGGGGCAGAGCCGCCTTGATAAGATAAACCAGCTACTTGGTTATACAGGGTGCGAGAAGCGTGTAGAGGCAGACGGCAAGATTCATGTGTTCGTGCCAGTAACATCGGGAACAGTTTACGACTCTGAGTATTCACTTACGGCGGGTCATGTGTTCTTCTCAAAGGCAATCCGTGAAGCTCTAGTAATTCCTAACCGCGTTGTTGTTACATCTCTGAAGACAGATGAGACTGAGTATTCGGGTACGTTCACCAGTGCAACAAGTTTCGCCTTACTGCCTATAAGCGATTACATAAGAACTAGTCTAATCAGCGATGCTCAAGGCATTAGCATAGCAACGGCGATGATTTCCCGATTAGAGGTAGCAGCCCAAAGAGGTAGTGCCTCTGTTCCAATGAACCTTGGCGCTGAAGTGTTTGACTATGATTTGGTTACTGACAGCAGGCAAAGCGATACCAGGACGGGAAACCTCGGCTCTATCAGGCGGTCATATAAGCCTGGGACTACTTGGAGAATGGACTTTGGCTTTGGTGGGGTTGCCCTTAAAGGTGTTCCTGGGACAAGACCTTCGTTATTACAAAGGGAGCCGATACCAGAACCTACTACGGAAGAGCAAATCTTAAAATGGGGCATGATTAAGCCCAGCCTTGAGATAGTAGATGATCAACTTGATTGGCTATATGGCAGAGGTGAATATGCAAAAGAACTGACAGGTATGAAGTGGGTGGAAGCTGCCATTGACGAGTTATGGGGAGATAAAGGTTTGGGAGCTTTGGTTGCGCTATATAATGAAATAGTTACTAGTCTGGGCTGG